GGATGGACTTGGCCGCTGCCCGGTTCCCGATGGCGTTCGGCGGCGCGGCAGGTGGTGCCCTGCGTGGTGTCGCGAACGCCATCGGGAACCGGGCAGCGGCCAAGTCCATCCCGAGCAACGAACAGCTTCGCAGTGCAGCAAATGCAGCCTACCAGTCGGCAGACAATGCCGGCGTGGTGTTCAAGCCGGAAGCGGTGAAGCGGCTCGCCAACGAAATCCGCGTCGATCTCGCCAACTTCGGTTTCCATCCGAAACTGCAACCCCGCATTGCCACGGTCCTTGACGAATTGGAGCGCGTGCAGGGCGGCAATGTGACGATGAAGGGCATGGATGTCCTCCGCCGCATCGCCAACAACGCCCGGATGAGTATGGACCCGTCCGAAAAGGCGCTGGGAAACCAGATCATCGGGCAGATCGATGACTTCATTTCGAGCGGTCGGGCCGACGATGTGCTGATGGGCAATGCCGGCGCTGCCAGTTCGTCGCTCCGTGAGGGCCGCGACCTCTGGTCCCGCATGCGCAAGTCAGAAATGGTCGACACCGCCGCATTGAAGGCGGACCGGCGCGCTGCTTCGACGGGCAGCGGCGGGAATGCGGACAATGCTCTGCGCCAGAACGTGCGCAGCCTTCTCGACAACCCAAAGACTTCCAAGGGGATGTCAGCGGCTGAGAAGCAAGCGGCCGATCGCGTGGTGCGCGGTACGACAGGCCAAAACGCACTTCGCCTCGCCGGCAAGCTGGCACCGACCGGCGTTGTCAGTGGAGTCCTGTCTGGCGGCGCGGGATACGGCATTGCGGGTCCGGTAGGTCTCGCCCTTCCTCTCGCCGGCCAACTCGCCAAGTCCGCAGCCGATCGCATCACGGTCAAGAACGCGGAGCGCCTTTCTCAGATCATCCGCTCGGGCGGGAAATCGGCAAAAGACCTTGCCGCGCTCGCAAGGGGCGGGAAACTGGAAATCGCTCAGGTTCGCCGCGTCGAGCAATTGGCGAAACTGTTCGGCCTCACCGTGCCGCAACTGGCCGCGCTGCTACCGCAGTACGCCGTCAAGTAGCTCGGTCTTCCCGAACGCGATCATCAACGCCACACCACAGAACAGCAATGGCATGATCAGGGCCGGCATATAGGCCCGAATGGGCTGCCCGGCACTCTCGCGGCGGGACACGTTCACCGCTGCCCATACAAAGCAGACGGTCAGGAGATTGGCACCGAGTACGGCGCCGAAGATTGGCCAGAACAAGCGAACCCCTTCGTTTCGCGCCCCACCCACAAATAACCCCTCGCAGGCTTTCCGACAATGCCAGAGCAAAACCGGGATTATCTCGGGCGCTTCTCGTCGCCTTTCAGCGGGTATTCCACACGGATGACCTCGCGGTTCGGGCGCAGGGCGTCGCCTTGGGGCATCGGGTCGACGCGCCATCCGGGCGTCGACCTGAGCGCTGGACCGGGTGTGTCCGGCTATCCGGCCCAATCCATCGCAGGCGGCATCGTCACCCACGCCGGCCGCATGGGCGGCTATGGCAACCTCGTCGAGGTCGAACATGAGAACGGCTATCGCAGCCGCTATGGCCACCTCCAGAGCATCGGAGTCCGCGTCGGCGATTACATCGCCCGTGGAACCCCCATCGGCCTCGTGGGCAGCACGGGCCGCTCGACGGGTTCGCACCTTCATCTCGAAGTTCGCGACCCGACTGGCAAGGCAGTCAACCCGCGCGCCTTCGTAGACTTCACGGAGAACGTCCCGACCCCCACGGAAAGGCCCGCGCCCGGCCCGGTAGAAAGCCCGCCTGACAGCATCATGGCGGCCTTCGGCATGGACAGCCAGCCGCCGTCAACGGCCGCCCTTGGGGCGCTCTCGGCCCTTGCTGGGGTATCCCCGAACATCGACCCCAGCCGCTTCGGCGGCCTCAGCGCGAGCATCGACCCGTCCCGCTTTGGTGGCCTGCCTTCGATGCCAGACCCGTCGAGGTTCGGCGGCATGCCTGCCATGGGGCCTTCGATGCCCGATCCTTCCCGCTTCGGGCCGCCGTCCATGCCGGACCCTGCACGCTTCGGCGGAATGCCTTCGCCGGCATCCGTCTCGATGCCTGCCTCCCCGGTTGGGGCAATGGCGTCTGCGGTCGGGCCCGGCCCTTCCATGCCGTCCGCGGAGCGCTTCGGCTACACCCCGGACATCGACCCGTCGCGCTTTGCCGGGATGCCGTCCATCCCCGGCGCATCCATGCCCGCAAGCCCGATGGGCGAATATGCGTCGGCGGTCGGCAATCCCGACCAGCAGATTTCGCAGGGCTGGGCCGGGAACCTGATGGGCGTGCCCGCGTCGAGTGTGCCGACATCGAGCGTCGACCCCGCCGCCATGCCATCGAACATGCTGGCGATGTCCTACGCCCCGCCGGGCATCAACATGGGCGTCCCGAACACATTCCAGCCGGGCCCGGACATGACGGCTGCTCTCCCCGAGCCGAACATGCCGATGGCGATGCCGGAGCAGGCTCCCGCGCTCCCGCCTCCGACGACGGTTGCCAACATGCCCGTGGCCGGCATTCCGGCTGCGGACCAGTCGATGCCGATGAGCATGCCATCCATGCCCAGCCTGTCCGCTGGCGACATCTACGGCGGGGCGTTCGGGTCCGCCTACGCCAACGATGGCAGCCTCGTCGGCCGGGACGAGGCGGGAAACACCACCGTCACCAACCAGTACGGCGCGACCACCGCGACGACACCCACCGGCCAGCAGGCGGCATACATGGGGCCGGGCGGGATGAACATGCCGAGCATTCCCGGCCCTGCGCGCGGCCTCGTCGGCGGCCTCGTCGGCGGCGCTGCGGGGACAGCAATTGCCGGCCCGATCGGCGGCCTCATAGGCGGCCTCATCGGCAAGACAATCGCGACGAATGCGTTCGGAAACAGCGGCTACGGCAGCGGCTTCCCGACCGCACCGAGCACAGCCGGCCAGCGTCAAGGCCCGGCCCTGTCGCAACGCGACCGTGATTCCATCTCCCCCGCAGCCTCCCGTTCCATGGACCGCAATGGCGGTCGCATGACGGGCCTCTGGTAAGAGCCCCATGCCCAAGACAAGCGTTGATGACTGGTCGACAACGGCCAGCAATAACCAGGACGTCAACAACATCTCCATCCTGGGTTCGGCGGTCAATTCGAACGTCGATAACGCCATGCGCGAGATCATGAAGCAAGTCGCGGATTTCCGCGACGACATGCCCGCGCGGTATTTCGTTGACGATGTCGTCTCCCGCTCGATCGGCGCGACCGTCAAGCGCATCCGCGTCCAGTATGTCGACCCGGACGACGCCACCGGCGCGGGCGAAATGGAAATCGCCCGCATGTCGAAGGCGGATATTGACGCCGACACCATCCCCACCGAGGCGTATTGGCGCTCGGTGGACAGGTTCATGCCGAACGGCTCGACCGACAACACGAACGGCGGCTACTGGGTTAACGACACGCCTGTCATGAAGGTGAACCAGTTCGGCACCGGCTTCGACGCCGCGCAACTGGCGCTCACGCATCACGCCCTCATGGGGCGCAAACTCGACTTCGGGAAAGGGCTCACCTACTCCGGCACGCAGTTGACCATTCCGTCCGACGCCGACCTGATCGGCGATGCGGAGTTCGTCTTCGATGGCGACCTGACCGGCACGGACATTACCGTCACTATCGGCGACGACTTCAAGGCCGAGAGGTTCCGGGTAAACACCCCCGGTGGCGGCGTCGTGGACCAGAATGAAGGTGTCATCAGTATAGGCGACAATTTCGATATCGGGTATCTGGAAATCACGGCCGACGCTCCCCGTGTCAATCGTGGTGTCGGGACTGCCCCGAACGGCAAGATTGGCTATTTCAAGTCCATTGATGTAGATCGCCCTCTCTTCTGTGATTATCTTGCCGTAGGTGGTGGAAATGTAGAAATTGGGTTCCTTGATATCGACGGGTATGTCAGAGGTTTCAGGGTCGACAGCACATCCGCTACAATCTACGGCGGGTATATCCGCAGGCGGAGTGTCAACGCCGACAAAGACCCCGGACATAACGGCCTGTTGCTTACCGAAAGCCCGTTGGTTAGACTTCCGAATGGCATTACTGTCGAAGACGCTGGCGAACACGCAATCCGTAACAGCGGTTCATCGCTTGTAAGCGGGGTACTCTACCTCAAAGGGTCGGGGGGCTGTGGCTACAAGTCCAACAGCGGGACCGTTCGTTCACCTCACACTCGTATCGCGGGGATTTTCGGGACCAACATAGGGCAGACGAGCGGCAATAATTCTGAAATGCTCCGGCTAACTCGGACTGACGACTGTTGGATTGGGTTTGTCCACTCGGAAGTAGAAGACGGATTTCTCGCACCAAGACGGGCCGTGCAAGCGAATAACTGCACAGGACTTCGTATTGGTCCGATTTCTGGTGAGTACAACAACAATATTGTCATCCTCGATGGCAATAGCGACTCGGATAATGAAGGAGACGCTGGGCCGGTAGAAGATTTCCACATCATTATCGGAAAGGCTACATGCGCCGGCACCGCGGCTGTGGCTTTTAGCGCCACAACTATTAATGGTGCCGATCCAGTGATGACCATCGGGGATGGTATTTTTGAATTTGCTGGGGCCAGTGGGTGGAGCGATTACATCCACACCTTCACCTATGACGGTGAAGGTTCTTCCGATCCAATCGTGGTGACGGCTCCAATCGAGTTCCGTGGCTTTATCAAGGGTGATATTCAGCCGTATGCGAACACCGCGAATGCCGACCCCAGCCACAGCCTAGTGACCTACAATCTTCAATGGGAGGACAAGGTCAAGATCGGTCAGGCGTCGGCCTTCAGGATCGGTGCCAATGGCGCACTGGCGATGCAGGAGTGGGTTGTCCCGTCAGACAGCGTCTTTGCTGGTGGCGGGGATGTCGTATCTCGCGGCGTTGTCATCAATGGTTCAGCCCAAACTGCCGGTGCTGGCAACTACAGCGCCGCGATCGAATGGAGCCGGTTGGCTACGTTGCGGCGTGCGGCTGCCATTGCCATGATCCAGGAAGGGTCGAACGCTCAGAATACGTCGCTCGATTTTCTTGTTGGGCAAGGTACGGCGGCGACTGACGCATTAGTCAGAGTTCTGCGCCTGTCCTACCGAGGCGGCGGCGTTATGAGCGCCCCCACCATGCCGACCTATGCCGATAACGCGGCGGCTGTGTCGGGCGGGCTGGCGGTGAACGATCTCTACAAGACCGCCGCTGGCGACGTTCGGATCGTCGTCTAGCCGCTTCACCAAACTCGAAGGAATGCCCATGACATGGCGTCTGGCGCGCAGCCTTGAAAAACTGCGCTCGCAAGTCAACTCGGCGTGGCCGAAGCGCAGCAAGGTCTCTGACGGCACGATCGGCGACGCTCGCCATTCGGCGCAGAAGTCCGACCACAACCCCGACCCCGGCGGCGTGGTGCGTGCGCTCGACATCACGCATGATCCGGTCGAGGGGCCGGACAGCGAGAAGCTTGCCAACGCGCTGCTGGCGTCGCGTGACCCGCGCATCAAGTACATCATCTCGAACAAGAAGATCGTGTCAGGAGCGGGCGGGACCAAGCCGTGGGTGTGGCGTCCCTACGACGGGGCAAATGCCCATTCCCGGCATGTGCATATCTCCGTTGTTCCCGGCCCTGCCGGCGACGACACGGCGGACTGGAAGATCGGCGCCCCCGGCGTTGCAACGGACCCAGCGCCGGCCAAGCCCGCCCCGCCCATCAACCGCCCGCTGCTCGTCTTCGGCGCCAAGAACAGCAAGGCCGTCGAAGACCTGCAACGGCTGCTCAACGCCCACGGCCGGGCACTCGTCGTCGATGGCGACTTCGGCCCGAAGACGCTCGCCGCCGTCAAAGCCTTCCAAGAGCAGCACGGGCTCTATGTCGACGGCTCGGTGGGCATCCGCACCTGGGCCGCGTTGGGATAACCGCCATGTTCCTTGACCTGTCCCTGCGGCCGAACTCGATCTACACCCGCCAATATGGCGAGGGTGGCGAAGCCCCGGCAGGGGAAGCCCCTGTCATCTCGTCGGTCACCATCTACGGCAACGCTGGCGAGACGCTGACCTGCGTCATCGAATTTTCTACGGCTGGCACGCCGACGCCGGACATCACCTATGAATGGCGCGGGGATACTGTCGCGCTTCCGGGCGAAGACGGCAGCACATGCGATACCAGTGCATACCCCGGCGAGGTCATCACCTGCTACGTCGAGGCGACGAACGCCACAGGGACGGACGACGGCCTTTCGAATGAGCTTGGGCCGGTTCCGGTCATCGCTGCCCCCACCGTTGCCGGCGTGGGCACGCCGCAGGCAGGCACGGGCGGGCTGACAGTCCCGTGGCCAACGCATTCGACGGGCCAGGTTGCCATTCTGCTGGTCGAGACAGCCAACGAGGCAGTGACCAATCCCGACGCCGGGAAATGGACGGAACTAGGCTCCAGCCCTCAGAGTGGCGGAACGGCAGCCACCACGGGCGGATGTCGTCTAACTGTGTTCGGCGCGGACGTGGTGGCGACGGAGTCGGACGTTACCGTTGCCGACCCCGGCGACCATGCCGTGGCGGCGATCGTCGTCATTGATGGCTCGACCGATGCGGCAACGTTCATCACGGCGCATACCGGGCAAATCACGGCGAGCGCATCCAACCCATACACAACAGGCACGGTCACGACGACCTTCGATAACAGCCTGATCCTGCACCTGATGGGGCCGCGCAGCGATAATGCCTCACCGCAGATCAGCAACGCCTCGAACCCGGATACTGCGACGGTTGATGTCGATCTGAATTTCAACACGGCACAGGGCAACGGCGGCGGCGTGGTCTGCATGTCGTGGGTGAAGGAAACAGCCGGGCTGACATCGGCCACGAGCTTCGATCAAAACTTCACCAACATCACCCTGCCGCGCATCACCTACGCCATCCGCCCGGCGGCGACTGACTATGGGCCGGAAAACACGGTCGCACCATCCATCACCGGGACGCTGATGGAAGACTCGACCATCAACCTCAATGACGGAACGTGGGATTTGGGCAGCCCCGAGGGCACGCTGACACGGCAACTTTACGCTGACGATGAGCCGGTCGCCGGCGCCACCACCCCCACCTTCCAACTTACCGCGTCCGAGGTCGGCAAGATGCTCCGCCTCGATGTCCTCGTCAACAACGGCATTGGCAACGTTCTGGTTTCCTCCCCGGAGGTGGGGCCCGTTGTCCCTTTTGAGGAAGGCGGCGGCGGCGGCGCTGCCATCGGCGAAATGATTATCGGCTCAACGTTCGTGGTGGCTTAAATGACCGTGCGCAGTTCTACGGACCTGAAGGCGTTTTTCGAGACGGACGATGTCCCGACCGAGGCGCAGTTCGCCGACCTCATCGACAGTTATCCGAACAGCGTCGACATCGCGGCAGCAACCGGCGCGGACCTGATCTCGACGCCCATCGGCGAGGCGTTCGACCCGGCGACGCAACGCGTCACCCTTGTCGCGTCTGGTGGTGTGAAGTCAGCCATCCCGACCAACGTCCTGTTCATGAACGCCCGCCGCTACGAGCGGACGTTCTACCTCTCGGACTGGTCGATCGACTATCCGACAAACGTGCCGCTGATCACCAAGACGGCGGCCGGTGCGAACGACATCCTGCCGTCGCAGCAGACCTACAATGCCGCCGTCTACGACTCCGCGCCGGCAATGTACGACGCGCTGACGACTCTCTTTGCAGCCTATCCGATGACCGGGTTCGAACTGGTCTTGGGCCAAGGCTTCTGGAACCTTGGCACGCAACCATCAGGCGGCATTGCGCCCATTACGACGGACACGGTGTCGTCTGCCACATCGACAACAGTGGTACTTCAAAGCGGCGCGGCATCGAATAACGACGCCTATAACGGACAGGTCGTCGAGATCACGGCGGGCACCGGCAGCGGGCAAATCCGCCGCATCACCGATTACGCCGGCAGCAGCCGCACTTGCACCGTCAACCCGGCATGGACGACCACGCCGGACGGAACGAGCACCTATGTCGTGCGTCGTTGCTACATCCTGCCGTTCACCCCGCGCGCGACCATCCGCTCGGAAAGCGGCAACTGGGCAAACACCGCCATCATTCGCGGCGCCAATGTCAACAGCGACATGTTCAACGCCTATATCCCCTATTCGGAGAACGGCAGCCCGACCGAGATCAAGGATGTCGAGTTCCGGGGCCTGACGGTCGATGGCGGTCGCGTCTATGGCTACCAGGGCGGAACGAACGACGCCGATGCAATCTGCCCGTGGGATGTCTTCCACTGGGAAAAGCCGCTGGCGTGGGACGACAGCCGGTTCCGGCTCTACTTCAACAACATCCGTGGGGCCATCCGGCATAATATCTTCTACGCGGCTCGCGGAGACAGTGAATTCCGGTTCAACCGCATAGCGTCGAGCGGGGACAGCGCCTTCTACTGCGCTCTGACGACAGACATCCACATCTGCGACAACATATTCTCGGCGGCCGGGCGGCACTCCATCCACATGGAGAACATGTCCAACGTCGAAATGTCCCGCAACCAGTGCTATTTCAACGGGCAGAACAACGAAAACCGCTGGGATGGCTCGACGCGGACCAGCGTGCGCGAGAACGGAACGGTTCTCCGCATCATCAATTCGAACAACGTGCGCGGCACCGACAACCGGCTGGAGGACTCGTCGGGTCATGGCATCTGGCTTACTTCCGCCGGTGACGCGGTGCGCATCCACAACACCTATTTCCACAACCTCGGATGCCTGGGCTCGTTCGAAGACAACACGGACGGCTACAAGGATTTCGGCTTCACGAACCTGACGACTTCAAACCGCAACGGCACAGACGAGAACAAGCACGTCGACGGCGTCGATTGCGTCTATTTCGACGATGTCAGTGCCGGATTGCAAAATTGCACGGGCGTCGAGATTACCGGCTGGGTGAGGCAGGTCCGCACCAATCAGTACACCCGCCGGCTGGTGACGATCGAGCCGGTGAACACTCGGTCGAAGCCTATCAAGGACGTGCTCATCGACATCCAGCCTGGCTATCTCGACACGGCGAACATCCCGCGCACCATCCTCGACAATGCGCTGTGGGTTGCGGCTGGGAAGCTGGATTTCTTCGACCAGGAATTCGAGATCACGTCGTCCACGACGCGCCCGGTGGCTTTTGAACGGTGCCGGTTCAACTTCATGGGCCGCCCGATGCGTGGCTTCCCTGATCGCACGCGCAACATCCGCTCGGAAGTGCATAATATGTACGACTCCAGCACGTCCTTTGCGCTCGGGACGGCGGCGGTCTCGGCGAGCATCACGGCAGCAGCGTGGTCGCAGTCCTCATCCATCAACCTCATCACCTACACGGTGGGTTCTGACCTGTCCGGCACGCTGACGACGAAACACGGGGTTACGATCGCTGGCGCGGCCGACGCTGCGCACAATGGCACGTTCAACATCAATGCCATCACCACGACCACGATCCAGGTCATCAACATGGGCATCACCGACGCGACGAAGGATTTCTCTGGAGGTTCCGCGACGGTGACCGGGCCCGTGGCGGAAGTGGTTCTCGACGATGCGGTGGACGGCATGACCTATCGCATCGGCGTCGCCAGTATGAACGGCAGCGCGGAAGACCTCGTCATCCGGTCGCTCGACGAAAACATCAGCACGACGATCGCGTCCGTCTCGTCCAAGTACTTCGCCAAGGACGTGATTACCGGCTGGTACGAGGTTGTTTGAACCGATAGAGCGCGTCCTGCTCGCCAAACCGATGATGAACGACATAGCCTTTGGCGGTCAGAAATTCGGCCACGCCGTGCTTGTCCCAGTCCTCGATGAGAATGTAGGCGGGGCTGCACTGGTCCCAATTGTGACCCTTGAGAACATCCAATTCGTGCCCCTCCACGTCGAGGGAGAAGAAGTCGATCGACGGGTTGCCGTGCTCGGCAAGGACTGACGCAAGGGTTCTGGCGGGGGCGAAGAACGTCGTTCCGATCAGTTCGTCCTTGTACCGATTGGTTGCGACGTTCTCCGCCATGTGCGCATCCATGTCGACGGCACCATCATTGGACCTGACCATCGACATCATGTCCATGTAGACGAGTTCGACGTATTCTCGGTCATAGTCCGGGGAGACAAGGCCGCAGTGTACGGAAGTGCTTCCCGGCCTCGCCTGCTTGCACTCGACAAACCTGTGCGGGATTGCCTCGATGAGCAGCCCGGTCCAGCCGTAGTGCTTCTCCAGATAGTAGGTGTTTGAGCCTCGGATTCCGTTGTTGGCGCCAGCCTCGATGAAGAAGCCGGGACGGGACGAAAACATCGCCTTCAGCTTTCGGTGGATTGGCTTGCTGGCGAATATCCGTCGCGGCGGGAACGCCTCCACGCCGCCGTCAATCACCGATGAAATGTATCCATGAAGGTTTGGGCTGATCGCCCGGACTGCTTTCCCAAAGACGCCCACAACTTGCTCCCCAGTCGTCACCCCGGCTGGAGGCTAGCACCGTTTTACCCACACCGAAAGGACTGAGCCAATGCCCTATGATCCAACGAAAGACCCGTATGCGACCACGGCTGCGGGCCGTGATGGCTTCGGCAAGAAAGGCAGGGCCGTCACGCCAAACGACAGTACCGACCTTGACCCTTATGCCCGCGTCGTCTGTGTGTCGACAGGGAACATCTCGGTCATCCCGGTGGAGAATGCCGATGGCGTTCCGGTGCCGTTCCTTGCGGTCGCGGCGGGCTTCGTGCCCCCGTATCAGGTGCGCCGCGTCATGAGCACCGGCACGACTGCCACGGTCTACACGATCGATAGCTGAACGAGGCGGGCCGGGCGCAACTCCGGCTCTAGTCCGTTACCCTTCGAAGCCCGGCACCGACCTGCGATACGCGCCTTCTCCGGGCTCCAGCGTGTCTGCTTTCCACGCCGCCGCCTCGCGGCCTTTCTACATCGATCCTCCCGAAAAGGAAACCTCCCATGAAGATCGCGATCACCATCGCGGCCGGCCTTGTGCTGTCCGGTTGTTCACAAACGCTGTCCGATTTCTTCGGAACTGACGATCCCTGCCAACAGGCTGCGGCCTTCCATGCTGGCTTCGCGACGGTGGCGGCAATAGAGCCGAAAGTCGCCAAGTATGCGAAGCAGGAACGGGCTGTCTATGCCGCCGTGCGTGAACAGTGCGCCGATGGCGATATCAGCAAATTCACGCTGACGAAGACGCTCAATGCCTATGCTGCAGCTCTCACCGAATGGAAATCCGGGGAGCCGGCACAGGCTGCGGTTCTGGCGAAAATCCTCAAGGACGCGGAGTAACCACCATGAACACCGAACAGGTGACATCTCTCATTCGGCAAATCCTCCTGTTCGGCGGCGGCATCGCTGTCGGCAAAGGGTATATCGACAACGAAACCATGCTCGCCATCGTCGGCGCGCTCGTCACCCTCGCGACTTCGGCGTGGGCCTTCAAGACGCGTACCAAGGCATCCATCGTCGCATCGGCCGCGTCCAAGGTGGAAGTACCTGCGGAAAGCCAGCGCGAGGCCGGCATTGCCGTGCCGCTGGCGCCGAAGCACTGATGGCGCCAGACGGTCAACCAGATGACCGCCAGATAAATCGCCAGATTTCAAACGAGCGGGCGCGGCGCACCTCGGCAAAGGTCGCCACGCCCTGACCATCGCGACAAGGTGGTGCCGCAATGGCTGGGAGCGTTTGTAACCCGCCACGGTTCCTGAGTTCTTAAAGCGTACACAGGCGGACAAATGAATGCCCGATGCAGACAAGCTCGCGGAGAGCGCCACCCTTCAGGTGCTATCGCGCCTGTCCATGCTGCTGACGCCAGTCCTGCTGGCGGCTGTCGTGTACTTTGGCAAGGCATGGGTAGAGGAACGCTTCACCGGCCTCCGCTCCGATGTGGATTCCCTCCAGGCTGAAATGCCGCTCGCGAAAGAGCGCATCAAGGTCGTCGAGACCACCATCGAACGGGGCAGGCAGGACCGCGAGGAATTCCAGCGCGAGAGCACCGCCAAACTCGACCGCATGCTGTCCGTCCAGACGGAAATGATGCGGGAACTCTCCACCCTCCGTGCTACTGTGGAAGAGAGAGAACGGCAGCAGCAGTTTGATAGAAGGGGGAAGTAGAGACGGGCCGCTGGACTTGAACCAGCTTACCTCCCTGGGTGTCGCGACGGCACACTGATCCGCCGCTACTGGTCGGGCGCTCATTTACGCCGGGCATGTCTCCCGACTAGGGCTTTCGTCCCGCCTCTCCCCATCTATACCACATCCCCGCTATAGGGCGATAGAGATTGTTAGAGGCTCACGCATCCTCGCCCATCGCGTCGATCCCGGCAGACCATTCTTCGTCGGCGATATCGTTCAGCCGCTTGATCAGCATTTCAACGGTGATCCCGTGATTCGGGCTTATGACCGAGCCGGGCGGGACATTCCTTTCCAGCCATTCGGCAAGGCTCGCGCAGCTCCAAAATCCGTCGTCCTCATCAAGCTTCATTGCATCATCCATTCTATCAGTTTGAAGAACACCACACCAACAGCTCCAGCAGCCGCAATGGTCCAGTAGAAGGAGAGGGGGAGGCGCATCAGCGGAGCGCTTCGGCTACCATGGCGGTCCAAGCGGCATGCGGATTATGGTCACCGAATGGGGGCGCAGCATCCTCGCCGGCCATCACCATCGCCTCTGTCGGCTCCTGCATCGCCAGTATGGCGGCACGGGCGGCAGATCGGCAAATAGCCATCACGTCTTCAAGGGCGTCTCTGCCGCCGTCTCCGACGAAAGGCGAGTGCATCAGTGCCTCTGCGACACAATCGCCACTGGTAGGGTCTGCGGCGTCGTAAATCGCCCTTGCGACCCGCTCCACAACCTCAGACATCACTCGGCTCCTTTAAAGGGGGCTGGCGCAAAATTAACCGGAATTTCGGGGTTGTTGTGCGCATTGATGTGCGCATCGAAAGAGCCGATTTGCTAAGTGTTTGATATTCTGGTCGGAGTGGCAGGATTTGAACCTGCGACCCCATCGTCCCGAACGATGAGACAGCCCGTTCAGTCACTGTTCGTTCCCGCTTTAACCGCTGTTTCGTTCACGTTGGTGGCTTCGTCGTGCTGCTGAAGCTGTGCGCATTTAATGCGCCGATGCTTGTATCCGCCCACTATGGCGTTCCTGCATTTAATCGAGCACGCGACGGGGCGCCCCTTTGCCAAGCCGAGGCTCTGGTAATAAGTTCCCAGGAAGTCGGACTTGCAGTTGGCGCAATCCATCGGGAACCGCCTTTCCGAATTCCTCGCCGAGTAATCCTTGTCCCGGCACGACGTGGAACAATACTGCGACCTCCCGTATGGTGTGCTTTGTTGGAATGGGTTGCCGCAACCTTTGCAATCTCTGGTGGGGCCGCCGTAACATATAAGGCGTGCCTTTCGCTGGTGTTCGCGAGCCTCAAGGGATACGTATCGTCTCGTCTGTGGGTTGGTCGGCTTAGACCGCTCGATGCCCGCAAGCGCAACACCCACCTGTGGGCGCAGTGACATTTCCGCCGAGAGGTCGGCAGAGACGACGCCGGTCCCGAGGTTAAATCCCGCCGCCCGCTTGAACTCATGTGCCGGTACTCCGTGGGCCATATTCATATGCTGGCTGAGATGTCGACCGACCCACCCGCACCCCTCGACCAGACAAGGCAATTCGTTCTGGGTAAGAAATTCATCGAAGTTCTGCGGGAGCGCGATCCGTTCGGGTGATGCTACCCATCTGTCGAACCGCTTGGCCATATAGCCGCGATAGCACAAAGGACCGCAGAATTTCTTTTGCTTTGCGGGCGGCGCGTAAAACGGCTCGCCGCATTCCATGCAGTTGATGGTGTTTAGTTCCCTGAACTCTTCAAGGTTTTTTGCGGCACTTTTGGCCGCCTTCATCATGTTGGCTTCAATCATCGCGGCAAACGCGGGAGAAGCCGCATAGCATTTTTGCGAGCAATAGATTTTGCTTGTCCGCGACTCGAACATGCTGCCGCATGTCGGGCAAGGCCCGTGCGTCGGCATCGGCGTGCGTAGCTTATTGCTCACTGCTGTCTTGCGGCAAATGTCAGAGCAGTACGCGATCCGCCCCTCGTATTTGTGGTGCTTGATCTGGCTGGCGGTTCCAAGGAACTCAACAGCACAGTGGGCGCATTTCAGATAGCCATCGGTCAAGGCTCACGCTCTCCTTTTCGTCACGGCATCCGCCGCCTGCTTCTGATATCCGGCCGAATGGTGGCCGTACACGCGCTCCACCATTTCCGCAGTCATGCCGAGGAAGCCGGCCGCCTGCCACACTTCAACGCCTGCCTGCATCAGCCACGTTGCCGCCGTATGCCTCAGGCAATGCGGTATCACGTCCGGTCCAAGCCCTGCGCTTGAGCGCGCTGAGCGGAACGCCTTCTTCACCGACTGCACCGACGAGCCGTTCCAGTTCACGACATGGCGCAGGTTCCCGTCCTTGGCCTTCCAGCGCCTCATATGGGCCAGCAGGCGGTCGGGGATGGCAACGGGCGGCTGGCGCTTCCTCGTCTGCCTCTGGCTGCTCCCGGCCCTGTACATGACACCTGCGTCCAGATCCACGAAGCCGGCGTTGACGTTCGTCAGCCAGGACAGGCCAAGGATCGCTCCCGACCTCGTCCCGGTGTAGATGCCGATCAGGATGAAGCGCGCGAGATGCGGCGTCCTGCGGGCGCTCCACAGCAGGCGGGCGACCTCGTCCCTCGTCAGCCACCTTTCCCGCGCTCGATGCTTTTGCGGCATCGTGAAGGCCGGGACGGGGTCCAGTCCATATTCCTTGTGAAAGTAGTTGACCGCAGCGCGCAGCGTTTCAAGCTGCCGGCGGGCCATTGATTGCTTCTTCGTCGCGGCGAACTCGCGGCACGACCTCCCCTTGATGTCCGACACCTTGCGGCTTCCCCAAAAGGGGATGAGCCCTTCCATGTGTTCCGCTATCAGATGCGGGGACGCGGTTGTCGGGGCGTGTTCCATCGCGTACACCCTCAGGACTTCGGCGATGGAAACGGTATTGGACTTTCCGCCTTTTGCCGGTCGCGCGGCGTGCTTTTCCGCAAGGTACTCAGCGAGCCGTTTTTCAGCGCCTGCACGGTCGTCTTCAGGACAGCCAGTTCGTCGGTCGCGGTTTTGGTCGCGGATGATCCAGACGTTGCGGTCGCGGTCTTTTCTGAGATAGAGTCGGGGCGGCTCGGCTGGACGCGGCATCGCTTTCTCATCTCCCGAATGTCGGCCGGCGTGGTGAACAGGTTTTTGCCGATCCGTTCCACGGCAAGGTTGCCCCGCCGGATTTCAGCGCGCAAGGTGCTGACGGTCACCTTCCCCCGCAGCACGAGTTCGCTCGCCTCAGCCAGGGTGATTGGCGACGTGTCGTCGAGGTCGTCGGCAGCCCTAGTCATCCTTTGCCTCTGTGGGGCGGGTGGCGGTGGCTCGTTTGTCAGATCCCATAAGCTCTAGGAGCACCAGAAGTTCGAAAGCTTCCCCATCGGCTTTGTGCTGCGCTGCCAAAATGTCGTGAACCTTCCGCGCGCCGTCCATGATCTCATCGCTCGGCTCGCTCACGGCCCGTCCTCCTTCCCTTCTGGATAGGTGGTGATGAGTTTGGATGCGCGCTCAAGGATAACGCCTTCGCGCAAACCAGCGTAAGCCATCGCTTCGCCGTTCACTATCTCCGCCGCCCGCTTGTCGCGAGCGAGGAGGCGTTCGGCTGCTCGTTGGTATGCGCCTTCACGTCTGGCACGCATATGGTAGTACGCATCCGGATACGCAGACGCGACCCCGTGCAGTTCATCTACAAGCTTCCGCGCCTCTTCCATCACACCGCGGGGGATCGCGCTCATGGCTTGCACCCTTTCGAGCAAGGGGTTCGCTGGATTGCCATGCGAGCGCCGCCCTTGTCCTGATAGCCAGTGTTTGCGCACTCAGGGCATGGCTTCGGCCCCTTCAGCCACGCCATGATCACATTGAGAAGTTCGCGGTGTGCGTCCTCCCAACGGCCTTCGTTTCGGGCGTTTTCCGCCAGCGCCTTCTCCAGGTCGGCCACGCGGGCCTTCAATTCGCCAACCCGGAAAGCCAAGTTCTGTCCGTTCTCACGGCTCGGGTCAGGACCGCCGATAGCGTCCCAAATGGCTTTCGTGCTCCTGTGGCTCGTTTCGCAATACCAATCGGCTTGGCTATGCCACTTATCCCGTTCCCGCTCGGCCTCTGCCAGCTTGGCAGAGAGGGTGGCGTAGTCGGTGAAGCGTACCCAGTCGCCTTGCGCGCGACCTGTTGGCAGCATGCCAATGTCCGGCGCACATACAAACCGCTCAACCATTGCCATCCCCCCCGTGCTTCTTCACGAAGGCGCTGGCGGCGCGGAGAGAATCCAGCCTGACCATTACGCCCGCACCGCCGCCGTCGAAATTCTTCCATTTCTCGGAAAGCTCTGCGAAATGCTTCAGCGCCTCCACCGCCTCCCGCTTCACCGCTTCCAGTTCGGAGCGGAGGGATTCGACGGTAGCGGCAAGCGGGTGTTCCCCGGTCAAACTCCAGACCGAACCTGTCCCGCCACAGAACCCGCACAGGCCGAGTTCGGGCCCGCCTTTGGCACCGTTCGGCTGCCCGGTGCCCATGCAATGCTGGCAAGTTAGGGTTTCCATCTCACTCTCCCAAAGCCTTGATGTCTTCCTCGACGCATCGCGCTGGGAAAGGTAGCCCCGCTTTAATGCGTCGGCGGATTGCTGGTGGCCACAGCCCTGTCAGGCGACGTGCATCAGTCATGGTCATCGTCTGGCCATTGATCTCAACTAATGCGTTCGTGCGTCTATTTCTGGCCTGCTGGGCATGCGTTGCCCACACGCAGTTACCGGGCTCGTAGCCGCGGTTCACGTCTATTCTTTCGATGGTGTGGGCCTTGGATGGGCGTCGCCCCATGTCAGAGACAAAGGCGTGGAGGTCGTCCCATCTGGGGCAAACCGTTATCCCCCGCCCGCCGTAGTTGTGCCACGACTTATTGTTTGGGTCCTTGCACCGGCCTCGCATCGCAACCCAGGAATTGTATTCAAGGCGTAGGTCGTCCCCGTAGAGGCTTGTTCCTCCGTGCGTGTAGTTCTTGTGCCCCCGCCCTGATGGGCGAACGCAGCCGCAACTCTTGCTAGCGCCGGTCGTTAAGTGAATGCCAGCGACCTCTTTGACTTTCCCGCAAACGCACATGCTCCACCAATGTGTCCGGGGCTTACTCTTGCCGACGAAAAGGACCGTCCAGTGGTTGAAGATCTGACCTTTGAGGTCGCGAAATTCAGGCATCGTCAATTCCCTCATCCAACGCACGGCAAAGTTCTGCCGTCATGTGGCAGAGCCGCACCTCGTCGCGAAGCTGCTGCGTGCGTTTCGCCCTCGCTACTGCGCAAAGATGCCGCAGATCCCTGCTTCTCGGGTGCTGTTCACGGAACTCCGCTATGATGCGGGCCATGTCGTCGGCGGTGGGGTTCATGACGGCCTCCGCCAATTTTCGATGCGCATGACCGCGCATGCTGCGGCCATCCCCACGCCGATGAAAAAGGATTGCTCGACCTCGCGACCCAAGTCGACTGGCCAGCCCATCGCGATCTTGGCGGCGTACCAGAGCGCAGAAATGATGAGATACACGATATAGACGCGGAGGATGATCACGCTGCCTCGCTTTCATGTTCGGAAAGGAACCCGCCGCGCCGCGTCTCGCGAAGGTCAACGCCATGCGACACACAGAAGGCGACGGTGTATTCGATGAGACTGGATGCCCGCGCGACGCTCATCCTGGCCGTGCTCTCGCGGACGTTGACGAACTCGCCCTCGATGCCGGGCACGAACTCAACCTCGCCCTGTGTCGCCTTTGTGTGGCCGGAAACGAGGAGCACCTTCCACTCGTCGGCGTGGCGGCGCTTGCCAGCCCATTCCAGCGGGGATGCCGCCAGATCGGCGCAGAGCGCGTGGAACTTGGCGTTCTGATCGAGACTCCGCGCTGCCGGCGCGATGGTCACGGTATAGCCTTCTGGCGCGTATCGGATTGCCTCGCGGGCGTTCTGCCGGACGCGATCGTTGATGAGGATGAAGCGCTGGCGGCTCATCTATTCCGTCCTTTCCGCAAACAGTTGCCTTCTCCCCGGCATGGGCAGCCTGTCTCTCGCCGGGCGATGTTCTTTCGGGCGGGAGGGGATGGAAGCTTTCGGGCGGACCGCTCCGGTGGCCTTGTCCCGCTGGCGGTCCGCTTTCCGCGTCCGGCGGATATCCGTTGCCGATTTTTCGACATGGCACAGGCGGCACAAAAGCCACCCATTAGCGATGTCAGGCTTCCCCCCGAGACTGCAGGGAAGGATATGATCGACTTCCCCTTCACCGGGCCTCAGGACGGCCGTGCAAGCCTCGCATTTGCCGGCGGCGCGGGCGATGATGGCTGCGCGGACCTTGCGCGAGAATTCCAGTCGCATCGTCAGCCACCAGCCAGGATGTTGGCCGGCTGCTTGCCGTCTTTGGCGTTGCGGTAGGCGTCGCCGTTGGAGTGGTGCTCAATCGGAGCAGGATCGGAGCCGGCGGTGATCGCTTGGCGGCGTGCCGCAAACTTCTCCTTGACGAACTCCCGATATTCCTCGCTCCAGCCATCCCGTTCCATGATTGACGCCCACGCTCGGGCGCACTGGTTCACCGCGACGATGCTTTGGCAGTCGAGCAAGTCCTTCTCGATTTCCTCCAGGCCGCGCTTCATCGCAGCGGCGCTGGTGGGCTTGGGCACGTCGGCTGCGACGTTCGCCTGTGTCTTGTCGTACAGGGCCAGCCCGAACGGGTTGCCGAACGTCATCAGTGCGCGTTTCATCGCGTCCGTCTCAGCTTCCTTGATGGCGCTCTCGTAGGCTTCTCCGAGGTCGGGGAGGGCGCCGGCACCGAAGCCGGTTCCTTCCCGCACCACGTCGCCGACAGTGACGCGGACCTTGGCGATGAAGCCGACGCGCCATGTCTCCTTGCCGTTTGCGCTCTTCATCAGTTCGGGGGAGCGGACCTCGCGCATCTCGACGGTCTCGCGCGTCCACCCATCAAAGCCGAAGATGCGGTTGGCCTCGGCAATGACGTGCCAGCCCTCGACGTAGGAGAGCGTTCGGCCAGACTGCGAACGGTTCGTGACGTGCTTCCGGTCGAGCGGCGCTTCGAGTGCCGCAATGGTTTCAGGCGCAAAAAACGTCATGCTGCACCTGTTGTTTCGCGTATGATTTCGTCGATGTAATACTCGTTGATGCGCTCGCGTGCGGCTTTCACGCCCAACTCAGCAATGAGGTCGCGTATGGCCATCCGGCAGGCGTATTCGACGTAACCAGGGGCGCGGGTGGCTTCTTCGGGGACTTTCTGGACGTTCATGCTGCCTGTTCCTCCGGTAAAGCTGTCAAACTCAGATATTCTGCGGTGTAGCGCTGCCGTTCCTCGTAGGTGAGGTCGCGGCAGAGGAGGCGTTCCAGAACTTCGTCCAGACGCACCAATGGTTCGGGCAAGCCCATCACACGGCGCTGGATGCGGGCGAGGTCGAGGAGGAGTTCGGGGGTCACGCCGGCTCCTCAGGAGGAAGAAGGCTTTTGAGGAAGGCGAGTTCGGCGCGGGCGGCGTGTTTGAAATTAGCCTCATCCGCTGCGGCGTCGGTTATCTTCCAGTCGTCGTGGGCATCCTCGGCGCGGCCATACGGCGTATTAAGGCATCCATCGATGCCCGCGTGGTCCGCGACCGGACACCCAACGCACCGGGCTCTGTTGGCACCGCGAAGATACTCGTTGAACAAGACGCAGAGCGGGCATTCGCGACCGCCAACACGCACATCTTCAGGCGTCTCCGCCACTGCATTCCGCTCCCACTTGGCAATGGAAGCTTTCAGTGCTTCAAGCGTGCGGTCGTCCATCACAACACCCCCTCAATCACCCAAGGCGCAGCAGCACTCACGGGTAGCGAACCAAGACTTCACCGTCGCCGAGGGCGAGCAGGATCAGATCCAGCTTCCACTCGTCGAGGATAGACACCACCAGTTCGGTGTTCTGCCGGCCGCCCGCCGTCATGAACTCGAGCTTTGCCAGAACGGCCTTCTGTTTCTGCTTCATGCGTTGTTTGTCGCCTGCGATCGTCATCACATGATCCTTTCGATAATCCAGAGCGATCCCATGCATCCGCAGAGCACCGCTGCTATCCGATAGCCAGAACTGGCGAGGTAGTTCACGAGGGATGTCATGGGGTGGCCTCGCGAGCCTTGAGCATGGCGTCGGCTTGCGCGTAGGCCCACGCCGCCTTGCGTTCATGGATGAGGGCGGGGATCAGCGGCCCGCTGCTGCTGCCGGGGCACCATGTGCCAAGTCCGGCCAGCGCCTGCCCTGCCATCCAGTCGCGGAGCGTCATGCCGTAGTGGTGATTGTTGCTGACTTCACCGCCCCAGCTTTCCGACCATGTGCTCGGAAATGCCTGCCCACCGTCGTCCTTCGCCGCGCTCATGGCCGCTCACCGGGGAAGGTGAGGTCGTCAGCCTTGGCGATGGCGGCGCGTGTTGGCTCCAAGCTTTCAAACGGATAGGTGCCGTCGACTTCTTCCAACCATGACTTCAGAGCGGCGAGCATGTCCGGCGCGGCGTCGACTAGGCGGGCGTTCGCTTCGATGGGGGCGCGCTCAAGCGTCTTGAGGCTGTCCCTGACGAAGTAGGCCGCATTGTCGAGGGAACTTTCGGTCGGCATCAGGTTGCTCGCGACATCCAGACGCCAGTGCCGGATCCAGGCATTGATCTGGATGAGGTTGTCCCGGAGGTTGCGGAGGTCGTAGGCGTCCATCAGAATGCCTCGCGTGTGGCGTTGTATTCGGCGTCATAGGCAAACTCGGCCACCACACCGGCAGACCGCACAGCCTCATATTCCTCGATCAGCTTGAGGAACTGCCGCGTCGTGATTGCCCGGTTGCTGTCGTAGGACCAGTGGCGGATTTCCCGCTTCACCGTCTCGCGGCGGTCGTAGCGCTGGAGAAGCGATTTCGCGTCCGCCAGTGTGTCGGAAAGCTCCAGCGAATAGAGCGCCTTCGCCGTCCACTGCAGATGGGGCCAGCGGTTTTCCTCGATGGCGAAGTCGACGAGATCGGAGAGCGTCCCGCCGGTGATGTGGGGGGTGTGGGCGTTCATGTCAGCGCCCTCAGTTCACAACGGCATCGAGGAACGCGAGGGCCTGCTGCTTCGTCTTGAAGAAGCCCGTCTCTCCGAACCGGTCCTCTACCCATCCGGGTACAGCCCAAGTCGGGGCAGAGTCATCGACCCCCCTGTAGGCGAGTTCTTCAACGACCCATTCTCCGGGGCGGTCGTATTCGTCACCCCGTCCGACACGGACATCGCCAACCTGTGCCATTTCCTTGCCTCCATCCCCGTGCGTCGTGCTCGGTTGATGGGGAGCATAGTGCGTTAAACGCACATATCTGTCAACAGAAAAAGTGCGCCTAACGCACGGAAGCGGAGATTAGTGCTTGGCTCTCATCCCGCGCCAGTAGCCGAGCAGTTCGCGCTGCTCGTCGGGATCGGCGTTCTGAAGCTCGCGCAGGAAGTCGATGACCTGGCCTTCCTTCAGCGGGTTGCGGTGCAGCAAATCCCACGGCTCGCACGAGTATGCCTCGGCGGCGGCTTCCAAGATAGGCTGCGTGTAGGCAATGCGGCGGTTTTCGATACGACCGAGCGTTGTCCGGTCAATCCCGATCCGATCCGCCGCCTGCTCCTGATTCAGGCCGCGATAGCGCCGCCACTCCCGCAGGTAGTGCGGGCGTAGCTGGCGGGTGTCGGATTTCGTCTCGCGGGCCATGCCTGCATTCCGCGACGGCGGCCTAAAAGAGTCCACGGCGTGAAACGCACAAAGTGCTTGACATGCACTGTGCGTTTAACGCACTATGCGTCGCATGGACACACGAACCCAAACCCCCCTCGCGAAATGGATGGCCGACAACGGCTACACCGACGAGTCGCTGGCGACAGAGATTGGCCGCGACAGGACGCGGGTTCTCCGCTGGCGCAAGAAGGAAGGGCTCCCCGACATGGAAGCCCTTGCGCGTCTGGAGAAGGTGTCCGGCGGCACCATCACCGCCCAGAGCTTCGCGGCGGAGTAGCGTCAATGGCAACTCTGTCGCGGACACTCGGTACAGACGCGCGGTTCGCTCAGGGTGGCGAGCGTTGCCACGGACCCAGCACGAGCAGCTTCGGCACCGACGACGAGACGGGCGACAATCACCCGCTCCATCTCGCCGAAGGAAGAAACCTGATTGACGTAGAATACAAATCGGAACGTGTCCGGCGCGACGGCTTCTATCCGCAGCAGCCCCGAAACAAACACGTCCTGAACGACAAAAGGCTCCGCCACCGGAGCAGGTTCGGTGATGTTCATGATTGCCTCCCTCGCGCCTCTTACGGGGCGGTGCAGGGTCAGCATACGCGAAATGCTTCGCTGGCAAAGGTAGGTAATTGTCCCTCATCTGACGATTTCGAGCATGGTTACTCGCCGGTTAACGGGCATCGGAGGGCCGCCCTGTGACCGCCGTCCTCATCCTCATCGCCCTTACGCTTCTCGCGCCCATCATCTGCGCCATTGCCATCCGCTACGCCATTTTGCGTCAGGCTGGCGAAGACGGACGGGGGCAGTAGATGAGCCTCGCCACCAATCCCCATGCGCGTCGTATGGTCCCCCCCGTGCCCGACGCGCGGCCCGATGCTGACCCCTCCTCCTCGGCATCGGGCCACCCTTTCCCTGCCGGCGCACCCTCCCTAAGCACGCGCCGGCCATTGCTCGGACGGGAGGCGCGTTCCCCCTCCCTCGCAGCTTCCCGTCCGGGCTTTTTTATTCAGGAGCGCTGAGATGGGCCTCATCCGATATGCCGGATACGACGTGCGCGAGCGCAACTATGTCAAGCTCCCGCCCGACACCGCCCGCGCTCATACCCTGTTCATGCACGGCCATGACACGCTCGCCATTTCGCTGCGGCTTGGCTGCACGGAAGCTGAGGCGCTGAGGCTCGTGTCGATCGGGCGTTCGCGTTGGCTCAACAAGCCGTCGCCGTATGAAGGCGACCGCTCATGAACGGCGATGTTGTCGTTAGCTGCAGAGTTAGGTTTCGCGTTCCTGCGGCGGCTCCTGAGCCGTACAACCGGCGGCAGGAGTCTGCTTGGGGCCATTGGTTCCCCTGCCGCCGGTTGATGAGGGCCATACTGAACGCGGCCCGCATTCAAAACCTTTTCCGCCGGGAGCGTGACTTTCGCGCGATCTGCAACGGCGCTGTCTTCCCGGCGGGGCGGACGGTCGGCGCTGGTCTTCTCGATTACGAAGATCGAACCTGCAAACCCGTCCGCCGCATTTTCCGCGCGCTTCTCAATGTCTGCCAGGACGCGAAGCGCGGCGTCTCCAATCACCTCAAAACCCCTTTCGTCGTCGCCGTTAACCATGTTCGCACAAGAGCATGGAGCAAGGCGGATGACGTCCAGAGAAACTCAGAAGCAGGAGCGTGAAGTGACTGCTGGTTTAGCTGATGCAGCAGGCGGCTACGTGCGCCGAATGGTTGCGACCGAAGCGAAGGGCTGGGGGGACCAGGCCAACGCTCAGAAGCGTTTGGGGGACCGATACGGTCTTCCATTCTGGGCGCTGGATCACCTGCGAACTGGCAGGGCGAAGACCGTCGAGGCCGGTCTCTTCGCCCGCATAAGGGCCGCGTACATAGACCTTTGTGAGCGCCAGGTCGTGAAGCTTCAACACGAACTAGCAGTCGAGAAAGCGATCAGCGGCGATGACACTTTGGAGGATTTTGAGCGCGAGGCTCAGGCTTTGGCTGCGCGTATTCAGGCGAAGAAGGCGAGGAGGGTGACGGCAGAATGACCGCCCCCACTCCTGCAGCCTACCGCACCGAAGCAGCGCGCCAGCAGCGCCTTGCAAACGAAGCAGAGTGCTCTCGGGACTGGAAGAAATACCACGCGCATCAGCAGCGCGCCATCGAACTGGACCGCCTCGCATTCAAGCTCGAGGCGGATGAACAGAAGGAACGGTTCGGCGACAGAAATGACCCGAACGGGGACTTCTACACGCCTGGGCAATTGCAAGAGAGGTCACGGCAATGACTGCTCCAGAACAGACGTATGACGATTTCGACGACTTTGCAGACGACTCCTGCCCGAACTGTGGCGGCGAGGGCGTCATCTACATGTGCTTCTCGGAATACGCCTGCATCGACCCGGAGGGCGGGTGCGACCTCTGCGAACGGACCTGCGACTGGTGCATGCCGCGCAAGTCTCAGACGGCGGAGGCACGGCAATGACTGCTCACCCACCCGCGCATAAGGTCGCTGCGCTCTTCGTCGAGACGGACGGCTGCTACTTCGGCCTGCCCGACGTAGACCCGTGGGACGAGTCTCGTGACGCACGCAAGTATGCCGGGCCATATCCTGTCGTCGCGCACCCGCCATGCCAGCGCTGGGGCAAACTGTGGGCCGGGCAGCCGCTGTTCATCAAGCAGACCGGCATCCGCAAGGTCAAGGGCGATGACGACGGGTGTTTCGATGCCGGACTGGCTGCCGTCCGAAAGTGGGGCGGCGTCCTCGAACACCCATGGGGCAGTCATGCCTGGCCGCACTTTGGACTGAACACGCCAGACCGTGCCGGCGGCTGGATAATTGCCGACTTCATGGGCGGATGGACCTGTTGCGTCGAGCAGGGCGCATACGGGCACTACGCGCGCAAGCCGACGCTGCTCTACGTCTACGGTGTCGATGACCTTCCCTCGCTACTGTGGGGCTACAGGTACGCCAATCTGGACCCCGCCGTGGTCGAGCGCATGGGCCTCGCTCGCGCAAAGCGCCTCGGGGAAGTTGGTGCTCGCGGCGGCGGTAGAGACAGCACGCCGCGCATCGGCACGCCAGAGCCATTCCGCAATCTCCTCCTTTCCATCGCACGCGGCGCGACCGCTGAAAAGCAGAGGGCCGCCTGATGTCTGCTCACCCACCCGCGCATGAAGTCCCCGAACCCTGGCACGACGAGGGCGCGGTGCCGAAGGACCATTTCATCCTGACGAGGCTTCCCCGGTTCTGCGGGATATGCGTCATCGTCTCGACGCTCGTGCTGTGGGCGGCGATGGTGGGCGTCTGGCTGCTCACGTCCGTCCTCCTCGCATCAGGAGCATATGCGCATGAGGCACCGAAGTCGGTAAGTCAGCCGCTCGGGTGGACCTATGGGTGGGAGTGCTGCAGCATTCGCGACTGCGCGCCCGTCGAGAAGTCCGGCATCGGCGAGACTTCGGCCGGTTACGTCATCCGCCAGACCGGCGAGGTTATCGCCTACGGCGACACGCGCATCAAGCGCTCCAAGGACGAATTGTACCACCGCTGCACCCCGGCCGGCGACATGAACTCGCCGCGCTCGATCTGCCTCTACGTCCCGGATCGAGGCTTCTGAATTGGGCAAGCGCTCAGACTTCTCCCGCCGCCCGATGGATTCCTATCATACCATCGACCCGGCTTCTGTTGTGCCGCTGCTGCCGTTTCTGCGGGGCGTGGAACGCTATGCAGAGCCGTGCATAGGAGAAGGCCGTCTCGTCGAACACCTTAACCGCGCGGGCCTCCACTGCGCCTATAAGGGCGATATCACTTGGGGCGATGACGCTTTGAAGGCCACGCACTTCGGCCTGATCGACGCGATCATAACCAATCCGCCTTGGACGCGGGAAATCCTACACCCGATGATCCTGCATTTCCAGAAGATCGCGCCGACCTGGCTGCTCTTCGACGCCGACTGGTGCCACACCAAGCAAGCCGCGCCGTACCTGCCTCAGTGCAGCCATATCGTCTCCGTGGGGCGTTTGAAGTGGATACCCGGCACGAAGATGACCGGCAAGGACAACTGCTGCTGGTACAGGTTTCACGTGCAGCACTTCGGCGGCCCTCAATTCATTGGTAGGGAGGTGCGAATTGCCGCTTGACCAGCAAGAAGAGTGGAGACCGGTAACCGGGTTCCCAAATTACGAGATTTCGTCGCTCGGGAATCTCCGAGTCTGTGACCGCCATGTGGTTACCGCGAACGGACAGACGAGGTTTTACAGAGGCGGGCGGATCGCGCCAACACGGAACCAGCACGGCCATCTGAAGGTAGCCTTAGTCAGGACTCCTGGCGTCAAAGAGTGGCGATACCTGCATCAACTAGTTGCGCAAGAATTCATAGGGACGCGACCTGACGGGCAGGAAGTGGCTCATCGCGACGGCGATGAGCAGAACAATGATTTCCTCAATCTCCGGTATGCAACACCGAAGCAAAACAACGCCGACAAACGGGCGCACGGAACCCACCTATCGCGGAGTTCGCACCCAGGCGCCAAACTAAGCGAAGCCGACGTTGGCGCGATTCGTCGCCGCTTAGCTGCTGGTGATCTGCAAAGGCAGATAGCCGACGACTTCAATGTCAGCAGGGCGACCATTAGCGCGATAGCTGTCGGCCGCTCGTGGCAGGCCGCCGCATGAACCCTCCCCACCTCTCCAGAGACGAGGAACGCGGGCGCACGACAACGCTCACCGCAGCAGAGTTCCGCGCCTTGAAGCCGGCGAAGACGAACAAGTACCGCGCTAAGAAGGTGACGATCGACGGGTTCACATACGACTCTACGCGCGAAGCCGAGGTTGTCGAGCCGCTGCGCATCCTCGAACGGCAGGGCGAGATTTACGAACTGGAGCGTCAGAAGCCCTACGTGCTCCAGGCTCCGAACGGGACAGTCATCGGCATCTACAAGGCCGACGCAGCCTATTACGACCCGAAGCTAAAGCGCAATCGCGTCATCGACGTGAAGGGTGTCGACACCCCGCTCTCGGCTTGGAAGCGCAAGCACGTCAAGGCGCAGTACGGCATCGAAGTGGAGATAGTGCGTTGAGCAGCCCCTGGCTCAAGTTCTACCCCACCGACTGGCGCGCTGATCCAGCCTTGCGGATGTGCTCGCTTGCCGCGCGCGGCCTGTGGATGGAAATGCTCTGCATCATGCACGAGGCGGAGCCCTACGGGTCGCTTCGCATCAACGGGAAGAACATCAGCGACCGGCAGCTTGCATCCCTCGCTGGGGGAGAGATCGACGGCTTACTGACAGAGCTAGAAGACGCTGGAGTGTTCAGCCGCGACGATGATGGCGCGATCGTCAGCCGTCGCATGCAGCGGGACAAGGTCAAGGCCGACACCGACAAAGCCAACGGTAAAAGGGGTGGTAATCCCGGCCTGCGTAACAGGGTTAACCCACCCGTTAACCGGCAGGATAAAGCCCAGAAGCCAGAAGCCAGAAGCCAGATAGAAGATATAGGGGCTAACGCCCCTATTAGCCCGGAGCCGGCAAAAGCCGCTCCGGCCGCAGTCATTGGCCTTCCGACAGTTTCCGATGGTGACTATCCGGTTTCAGAGAGCGACATAGCCGAGTGGACATCAGCCTTCCCTGCGGTTGACGTTCCTCAGCAGCTAGCCGTGGCCCGCCAGTGGCTCATAGCCAATCCGACACGACGCAAGACGAAGCGCGGCATGCGCAAGTTCATCGTCTCGTGGCTCGACCGCCGACAGAACAGCGGCCCAGCGCCGCAGCGCACGGCCACCGGCCCGCCTCCGTACTCGGGACCACCCAGGACTGTCGGGGAACTCGCCATCCATCGCCTGCAAACCGGAAATTTCAGAGATGAACCTACCAGCCGCGGCAACGGATATCTGGACGCCAGCGAGCCACGAGGACCAGATGAAGGCTCTCGCAGCGCTAAGCTCATTGCCCTCGCGACTGCCGCCGTCAGTCGAGGTGGCTGAGGCCAGCTACTTCCTCGCACTCGAAGGCGTCACCCGCTACGGCCTGTCCACGGCCGTCAAGGCAATCCTGCAGAACGCCCTGGGGCATGCCTTCTTCCCCAGTCCTCCCGAGCTTCGCGGCCAGTGCGACAAGGCCATGCAGCCGCACAAGGAAGCCCGGGAGCGCGAATATCGCCGGGAGCGCGACAGGTACCCTTGCGAGGGCCGGCGCGAGCGCCTGACGGACGAGGAGCGCGCCAAGGCAGCCGCTCTCATGGCCGAACTGAACAAGAGCTTCGAACGCCAGAAGAACGAGGCAATCGAGGCGGAACGGGCCGAAATCCGCGCCCGCTACGGGATGACGGAAGACGTGCTCGCGACGATCCGCGACCGTTCGGCCGATCCCCTCGGCAAACCAGCAGAGTGAGGAAACCATGTACACGGAAGAACCAAGCGTTCGAGTCTTCAACCCCGTCTTCGTGGCACAGGTCCATGCCAAGCGGCGCGAGGAGGCTGAGGCGAAGGCGCGGGCCGACAGGGCGGCCGGCATCGCGCGCAAGGCTCGCGAACGCCAGTTGCGCAGGGAAGTGGCTGCGGAGCAGCGCAAGCTCGCCATGCAGCGGGAAAGGGCCGCCGCGGCGGCAATGCCATATTCCGTCTTCCGGCGGGTCGAGGAACGCGCCTGCGCTACCTTCAACGTGCTTCGGCACGAACTCTATACCGAACGCCGAGGCCACGACATCGTCTTCGTTCGCCATTTCATCGCCTATTGGGCCGTGAGGCTGACGAAACTGTCTTACGCGGAGATAGGGCGGCGCATGGGCCGCGACCACAGCACCATCCTCGTCGGCGTCCCCAAATACATCGAGAAGCGCGCCAAGATGGGCCGCACACTCAGGAGGGTCCGCTGATGCGCGCCACATGGAACATCACCCGCGCTCGTGAAATGCATGCGGCCGGCACGTCCTATCGCGATATCGGCAGGTATTTCGCTACCGACGCCACTACGGTTCGCATGCGGCTCGACCCGGAATATGCGGCGGCTCGGCGTGCGAAGGCAAACGAATGCCGCCGTTCGAACACAGCGAAGGCGGCGGCGGCAAAGCGCGAAACGGATCGTGAGTCTCGTAAAAGCTACAAGGAAGTGTCGGCCGCCAAGCGCGAGGCCGGCATCACCTATTCGCATTCCGGGGCGAAGCTTGAGGCCGAGTGGCGTCGCCGACTGGAAACGATGCCGAAGCACGACACGCGCTCTCTGACGGGGCGGCTTGCGGGCGATCCGCTTTTTGAGCGCTCGGCTTTATTCGCGAAGATGAGGGAGGCGGGACAATGCTGATACTCCACGATCCTGACGAATTCGAGACGGTGTGGGTGTACCACACCTGCGCTTATCACAGGGCTTACCCGCACGGGAACCATGCCGGTTGTACATGCTCGTCGTCGTGCAGTCAGAAGCGTCGCCCCCCTGACGAAGTCACGGCCATCAAGGCGAAGCGGTTGCGCGAGGAAGAGGACCGCATCCTCGCGCAAGCCGAAATCATCAAGGCAAAGCGCGCGCTGGAGGCACTGGACATGCGCAAGCAGCAGGAGACGCGGATATGAGCGAGTGGCGCGACATCGAGACGGCGCCGAAGGATGGGACGGCCGTTTTGCTGTTTGGGAAACCGACGGAGAACGGAGGGGTTACGTGGACTGTGCGGATCGTCCTGTCCGGCTATTGGGACATGATGGATGAGGCGTGGTGCTCGACAACCGCCGACTGGACTGGGCCGTTCGTTGACATCGTAACCCACTGGATGCCTCTCCCCGCCCCACCGGAGCCCCGCCCATGACAGACGAACAGCAACAGCACCTGAAGACGATCCGGGTGCTGGCTGACGATGCCTGCCTGATGGCAACCAGCCGTGAGGACAGGTTCGGCGAGGCTATCAACTGGGGCGATCTCGGATGCGTCGATGTTCGCTGGTGGAAAAGCGTGGACGGCGCGATCGGCATCACCGTCTACATCGAGGAAGCGGACCCGAGCGCCTATCAGCTTCAAGCCGTCATCCGAGAACATCTGGCCTCTCATGGCTATCCCAATATTGAGGTTGTGACCGAATGGTAGACGAACAGCACATGCAGAAGGCGCGGGAGATCGTGCAGACTGGCGGCACAATCAAACTGCCGTTTGATGCCGCCGCCTATGTCGTCACGTTCTATTCGCGATGGAAGCTTCGCGACGACATCGCCTCCGCCCTCTCAGAAGCCTATCGTTCCGGTGTGGAGGCGGGCATGGCGCAATGCGAGACGATCGCCACAGACGAAGCCGAGCGGTGGGAGCGCATACGCGCAAGCGGCGATGAGCCGTCGATACAGCCTGCCGCGCGGATGCTTGCGGCGGGCACCATCGCATGCCTGATCCACGATCGCCTCGTCGCCATCCGCAAAGCATGAAAGGGGCAGCATGCCCAAGGCAAAGACGAAAGCCGAACGACTGAGGCTCAAGCGTGGCAGGCCACGTCTCCCGGCAACCGATCGGGAGCCTAACGGCCAGCGATCGCGCCGCATCGCATCCGTAACCAACAGGGATCAGGACGAAAACATGAATGTTGCCATCGCCCGCCGCATCCGCGAACATGCAATCGACAATCCCGGCAAAATCCTCACGCTGCACCAGGCGATCGATCCTCGTCGAGGCTATGCCCTCGGCCGGCTCCTGCTCGACGGGCGTATCACATCGCAGCAGCACGACATCGGCTTCAAGCTCGGCGAGGACATGGCCCGGTACTATGGCCTGACAGGCGTGCCGTTCCCCAGCGCTCGTGCGCAAAACCTGTTCTCGGTCCACAGCGACGGCGAGGACTCCGAAGTCCGTGGCAAGGCAGCACGCAGGGCCAGGGACAAAATGGTCGCCATTCGCGCGTGTCTGCTCGCCGTGGGCGATATCGACACCGGCCGCCGCGTCTATCGCGCCGTCATGAGCGTGGTGGTGGAGGACATGTCCGCGGCCGCACACATGCTCGACCATCTGCGCAAGGGGCTGAATAAGGTGGGCGCGGTCGTGTATGGGATGTAGGCAGGGTTTACGGTTCCCGCGAAAAATATCCAAGTAGGCTGCATTTTCCTGTTGACGGATACAAGAAAGCTGGATACATTGGTCTCATCAACCAAGGGAGACCGACATGAACGCCCGCCAAGCCACCCCGAAGGAAATCCGTTCGCACTACAAGGCGCTCGGCTACGAAGTTCGCATCGACAAGACCGAACAGGTTGAGTTCCGCCGCAACCGCGACCGGTTCCCCGGCAGCCCGCAGGTCTGGCTTTGGGGCGGCAGGGTCAATGAGTACCGCGTTGACGAGGAAGTCGGGGTGTACCTGCCATGACACCCGCATCCTTCACCAACTGGCTCGCTGACATGAAGTCAGCGGGCCTTGCCCGTTCCGACGCCGCTGCCGCTCGGCTCCTCGGCATATCGGCTAACGCGGTGGTCGAGATGAAGAAGCGCGGTGCCGATCGGCGGACGGCTCTTGCCTGTCGCGCCCTGCGTCATTGCATGGAGCCATACGAGTGAACGGCTCCTAAGTCACCATCGGTGCGTCAGTTGACATAGCGCACAACCCGAATTAATGTGACGCTTGATACGAGGCGCTTTGCGCCCGACAGCCCGGCCACAGTGCCGGGTTTTTCAATTTCAATCAGAGAAAATCAAAATGGCTCGCGGCGGTAAGCGCGAGGGTGCAGGCCGTCCGGCTGGTGCAGCCACAAAGCGCACGAGAGAGATGGTCGACCAAGCGCACGCTGTAGGGCTGACCCCGCTCGAATACATGCTCGAAATCCTCCGCGACACCATGCGCGATCCAAAGGACCGCATGTGGGCGGCAGAGAAGGCCGCGCCGTACCTGCACCCCAGGCTGAACAGCATCGAGCACAAGGGCGAGGACGGTGGCGCGATCAAGGTCGAGAACACCGTAACGGTCATCGGCATTTGAATATCCAGATCGCCGCGCGCCGCCAGTTCGTGCCATTGCTCGAAACAGACAGGCGCTGGTCGATTGCCGTTTGTCACCGCCGTGCCGGCAAGACGGTCGCCTGCGTTCAAAAGCTCATCAAGGGCGCACTGGACTGCAAGCGGCCCGACCCGCGCTTTGCCTACGTTGCCCCGCTGTACAATCAGGCCAAGGACGTAGCCTGGACGTACCTGAAGCGCTTCGGCCGCGCGCTGGGCGCAGAACCACACGAAAGCGAGCTTCGCATAGACTTGCCGGATAACGGCGCTCGCATCCGGCTCTATGGTGCAGACAACCCTGACCGGCTTCGTGGTCTCTACCTCGATGGCGTGGTTCTCGACGAATATGCCGACATGCAGCCGAGCGTGTGGGGCGAGATCATACGCCCGATGCTCGCCGATCGGCAGGGTTGGGCAACCTTCATCGGCACGCCCAAGGGGCACAATAGCTTTTACGACATCTGGACCAACGCGCAGCAAGACCCAGCTTGGTACGCGCTCATGCTCAGGGCGTCCGAGACGAAGCTGATCGAGTCTGAAGAACTCGCCGACGCCCGGCGCACGATGACCGCGGACCAGTATGAACAGGAGTTCGAATGCTCATTCGAGGCTGCGATTGTCGGTGCCTACTATGGCCAGGCAGTTTCGGACGCTCGCAAGGAAAACCGCATCGGCAGGGTCGCCAAAGACCCGCTCATGCCGCTCAAGGCATTTTGGGACATCGGCAAGACCAAGGACGCCACGGCCATATGGATTGCGCAGTGGGTCGGGCGTGAAATTCGGGTGCTGGACTATTACGAGGCGGTCAACCAGCCGCTGGGTACGCATCTGGAGTGGCTGCGGTCCAAAGGCTATGGGTCGGCACGGTGCTACCTGCCCCACGACGCGGCGCAGCCTGATGCACATCTGGTCCGGTATGAGGACCATGTGGCCGCCGCCGGCTTCCAGACCGAGACGATAAAGAACCAGGGCAAGGACGCTGCGCTGAAGCGCGTCGAGGCGGGCCGCAGGCTGTTCCCCACCATCTGGTTCAACGAAGAGACATGTCGGCACGGCATCGAAGCCCTCGCCGCCTATCACGAACGCCGCGACGAGAAGCGCAACGTCGGGCTTGGACCAGAACACGACTGGTCGAGCCACGGTGCCGATGCCTTCGGCCTGATGTGCGTCGCGTATGAGCCGCCGTCCGAGATGAAGATTCCCGCACGCCGAATGGACTGGGTAGTGTAAATGGCCAAACTCGACGACACGCGGCTGGAGGCGATCATCTCGTCGCAAATCCAGCTTGCCAAGTCGCACGACACCAAGGAGCGGCAGGCCGACCGCGCGAAAGCCATCGATTACTATTTCGGCCACATGGACCGATACGTCCCGCCGGAGCCGAACCGATCGAGGGTTGTGAGCCGGGATGTCGCCGACACCATCGGCTGGATGCTGCCGGGCATCATTCGCGTCTACACCGCGTCCGATCGGATGGCGATGGCGGAGCCGGTCGGCACCGAGGACGAGGAGTTCGCCCGCGAAGCCACGGACGGCATGAACTACGTGTTTTGGAAGGACAACCGCGGTTACGAGATCGTCTATGACGTGACGTGGGACGCGCTGCTCTTCGGCAATGGCATCGTCAAGACGTACTATGACGAGACGCCGGTCTATACGTCGTCCTTCCATAGCGGGTTGACCGAGGACCAGTTGACGCTGCTCCTGCAGGAGGACACGAGCGGCGAGGCACCCGAGGTGCTTCAGCAGGACGAGCGGGACTATGTGTCCCCTGACCCGGAGACGGGCGAGGCGGTGCGCTCCAAGGTCTACGATGTCAAGATCAAGCGCAAGAAGGCGGAGGGCAAGTTCGTCGTCGAGGCCATCGCGCCCGACCACTTCCTGATCCACGGCGACGCGACGCGCACCGATGACGCGGCATTCACCGCGCATTGGGACCGCAAGATGCGGACCGAACTGGTGGAGATGGGCTACGACCTTGAGGATGTGCGGGCAATCCCTGCATCGGCCCGTATCGACACGCCGGAAGAGGTCTCTCGCCATTTCGACCAGGAGTCGGAGGATGCGGCGGACAGTTCGACGGAGTTCGTCGACTATTACGAGTGTTTCATCCGCATCGATGTCGACGACGACGGCGAGGCGGAACTTATCCGCGCCTGCATGGGTGGCGCTGACAACGGCAAGCTCCTGCATTGGGAAGTGTGGGAGGACGAACACCCGTTTGACGACATCCCGTGCGAGCCGGTTCCGCATCGGTGGACAGCACGGTCCATCGCGGATGAGACGATGGACGTGCAGGACATCAAGACGGTGCTGTCCCGTCAGGCGCTGAACAACGTCTACGCCACCAACAACCCGCAAAGGTTTGTGACCGGCGACATCCTGAACGTCGACGAGTTGTACAACCCGACGTTTGGCGGGACAGTCCACGGCAAGACCGGCGCGACGCTGATGCCGATTGAAGTCCCGTTCGTGGCCAACCACGCCTTTGAGGCCATCCACTACCAGGACGAGGTGATCCAGCGCCGCACGGGCGTTTCGAGGCAGGGTCAGGCGCTCGACCCGGAGACATTGCAGAACCAGACCGCCACGGCCGCGCAGCAGCAGCAGGACGCCAGCTACAGCCAGGTGGAACTCGTCGCGCGCAACATGGCCGAGTATGGCTGGCGCAAGGTCTTCCGCAAGCTGATGCGGCTGATGATCAAGCATCAGGGGCCAAGAAGGCTCATGATGAGCGGCAAGCCGATCCAGATCGATCCGCGCCATTGGAACGCGGACATGGATGTGACGATCAACGTCGGGCTCGGCACCGGCTCGCGCGACCGTGACCTGATCATGCTGCGGCAGGTGCTTGAGACGCAGATGCTCATGGCCGATCGCTTCATGGCGGCCGGCGCGATGAACGATGCCATCGACATGCTGCCGAAGATCCTCCGCACCATGACGAAGATGGCCGAAAGCGCCGGCATTCGCAACCCGGAAGAGTTCTATCCGGAATACACCGAGGACAAGGTCGCTCAACTGAAGCAGCTTGCCGAGCAGAAGGCGCAGCAGGGCGACCCGAAGATCGCGCTCGAGAAGGAAAAGCTTCAGGCCGACATGCAGCGCAGCCAGGCAGAGATGCAGATGGACGCCCAGCGCGGTCAGGTCGAAATGCAGATGGATGCCGCCAAGAATGAGCAGGACATCCAGTTGCAGCGCGAGAAGATACAGGGCGAACTGGCGCTGAAGCAGTACCAGATACAGGCCGAAATGGAGTTGAAGCGCGAGCAACTGATGCTCGAACTGCAACTGAAGCAGCAGCTTTCCATGGCCGAAATGAACATGAAGAAGGAGGCCGGGTTCTACTCGGCGGACCGTCAGGCGGAGGTCGGCAAGTACAAGGCCGACGCCACGTCGAAGGTCAATGTTGGGGGCGATCCGGGGTGACGCGCGAACTCAGTGAAAAGTTCGACCGTTATCCACAGCGTGTCCCGCGCACCGAATACGTAGCGCAACGCTGCTTCGACAACGGCCATTGGGTGATGACGGATATTGCCCACGTCGGCGACGATCCGCTTTACCAGCCGGCGACTGAACCGTCCCACCCACATCTGGCGCCGGCACAGCGGGAAGCACTGAACGCGCCGCATGGCCGCACCTATCGCATGCGACAGTCCGTGGCGCGAGAATGCGTCATCGACGATCGCATCATGTGGGACCGACATTTCGCGACCAAACGGCGCGAAGCGGTCTTTCTCGCGGCATTTGAGGGCCGTGTATACGAAGACCAGAGCGGCGGGTTCGTTCCGTATGACGGTACGCCGATTGAAGGCACTTGGGGGGAGATCGTGAACGACCGGCTGAAGGCGAAAGCCGCCGGGGATTACGTGACGGCCGACCTGATCAAGAAGGCGATGGCCGGCGGGTCAACCGAACTGCTCGATACGAACTCCGGCACGATGTATTTCTTCGCATGACCGACGCCCAGCTTGCCCACGAGGCGCAGAACATCAGGCAGAACGAGGCGTTTCAGAAGGCGCTCGACGCCATCCGCTCCCTTGCCCTTGAAGGGCTGGTGAGAACGCCGGCAACGGACACGGAAGCCATTCGCGACCATCAGGCGAGAGTCAGGGTCGTGGACGATCTGCGCGGCCATCTGGAGGCGTACATACGCGCCGGAGAGCCGAAGCGGAAACCGGGGATCGTGTGATCCTCTAGCTCCCCAGCCAGTCAACCCATAGCGGAACTGGCGCATCCCAGGACGAACCATGGAAGACGACGACGACACCGGCAACGGTGGCGAAGGGCTGTCTATGTCAATCGACCAGGCAGCCGCCGCCTTTGCAAAATCGACCGCGAATGGAGCCGCACAGGCCAACCCGGACCCGGAAGACGAGCAGAGCGAACAAGCCGAAGACGAATTGCAGGCATCCGACGAGGATGTGAGCGAAGAGACCGGCGACCCTGACGAGGAAGGTCAGGCCGAAGACGAGGACGAAGAGGAACCCGGAAGCGATCAGGGGCGGTTCGTTGCCAGCAATGGCAAGGTGCGGCTTCCCGATGGCACCGTGTCAACCGTCGCCGACCTCGTCGCAGGCAACCTCCGCGACCGGGATTATCGGCAGAAGACAATGGCTGTCGCAGAGGAAAAGCGTGCCTTTGCGGAACAATCTGCTGCCTTTGAAGCATCGAAGCGACAGGTGGACGAGCAGCGGGAATACATGGCCCGTCTGCTTGAATCAATCACGCCACCGCCCCCAGACCCCGGCATGCTCCAGGTCGACCCGATCGGCTACCTGAACGCCAAGGAGCATCACGACCAGTATTCGAAGCACCTCACTTACCTCCGCGAACAGATGGGCATGTCGAAGCAACAGGCTTCGGCGGAAACCCAGAAGCAGCGGCAGGAGAGGGCGAATGCTGAAATGGAGCGGCTACGCGAGGCCCGCCCCGATCTCAAGGACGAAACGAAGCTGAAATCCTTCGCCGAGGACATCAAGTCCGCCGGACAGGCCGCAGGCTTCTCGTTGCAGGAGATCGCGGAACAGGTGCCTTTCGACCACCGTATGGCCTTGGTACTCGCGAAAGCGGCCAAGTGGGACCGTCTGCAGGCCAACAAGCCCAAGACCGTCAGCCAGGTCAAGGAACGCCCGCCCATCACCAAGGGCGGCAAGCGGTTCTCCCCTGACGTGGCCAAGGCCCAGCGCGCAAGCGATGCGATCACCCGTCTCCGAAAAACAGGCAGCCACGACGACGCTGTGGCCGCCTACCTCGCATCAAAAGGATAAATCCAATGGCAGTCGTAGCCAATACCGTGCTGACGACCCAGGCCGTCGGCAACCGCGAAGAGTTGTCCGACTACGTCAACATGATTACGCCGACCGACACCCCCATCTATTCGATGGCGGGCAAGGAGAAGGCGTCGTCCAAGCATCCCGAGTGGGAATTCGAAGAGCTTGAAGCGCCGGGCGACAATGCCCAGCCTGAAGGCAACGAATACTCGTTTGATGCCGTCACGCCGCCGACCCGTGTGGGCAACTACACGCAAATCTTCACCAAGACGTTCCGCTTCTCTGGCACTCAGCAGGCGGTGGACAACGCGGGTCGGGCTGAAAAGCGCGCCCACGAACTGATGAAGAAGGGCAAGGCGATCCGCAAGGACCACGAGTATTCGATCGTGGCCAACATCGCCTCGACCAACACTGACCCGCGTCGTTCCGGCGGCCTGCCGACATGGCTGACCACAAACGTCTCGCGCAACTCGGGCACGTCCGGCGGCTTCGTCGGCGGCGTGACCACGGTCGAGTCTCTTGGCACCCTCCGCGCATGGTCGAAGGCTCTCACCGACGCGGTGTTGCAGTCGATCTATAACGAGGGCGGCGATGTGACCACGGTCGTGTGCTCGTCCTACAATAAGGGCGTGTTTGCCACGTTCATGTCGGACTCTAACGTTGCTGCGTTCCGCTATGCGGCTGGCAAGGGCACGAACACCATCATCGGCACTGCGGACATCTATGAAAGCCCGTGGGGTCCGGTAAAGGTCATGGCCAATCGCGTGATGAGTGCGGGCGGTGCCACTACGGCCCGTCGCGTGTTCGCGCTCGATCCGGGAATGGTCAAGTGGATGACCCTGCGCTCCATCCAGGAGGACAAGGTCGCCAAGACGGGCGACGCGGAAAACGGCGTCCTCATCGCTGAGGGCACGCTCAAGGTCGTCAACGAAGCCGGCATCGGCGTCATTGCCGACGTGTACGGCATGTCAGCCAGCACGTAAGAAAGGATCACGAGCATGTATCTTCGTTTTTCCCCCATCGTGATCCCTGCGGCGACCACGGCATACTCTGTCAAGGAGTACAATTCGGGCGTCCTCCACATCGTGGCGGACCTGACGGCGGACTGCACGTTCACGCTGCCGACCGAGGAAAAGGGCCTGTCCTACCGCTTCCAGTATGGCGGCGGGGCAGCCGACACAGCGGACTGGATTTTTCAGACCACATCCGCAGCCAACTTCTACATCGGCGGCGTCGCGTGGTTGACGGATGGCACGCCGGACATCGAGGTCGTCTATTCGGACGGCAACTCGAATGACTTCCTGCGCATCCTCACTCCCGAGGCAGGAACGTGGATCGAGTTCCACTGCGACGGCACCAACTGGTACGTGAACGGCATGGCCGTGTCCGGCACCACGCCGGCCTTCGCCGATACCTGATCGGCGGGCACACACTGACGAAAGGGGCGGCCTCCGGGTCGCCCTTTTTCTTTCCCGAACAGAGGAAGCCACATGATGGCCGAAGACAAAAGAGCGCTTGTCGAACAGGCGAGGGCAATGGGGGTGGAAGTGGACGGACGATGGGGCGCGGACAAGATCGCCGAGAAGCAGGCCCGAAAGATGCTGATGGACCAGGCGAAGGTTCTGCGCATGAAAGTTGACACCTCGTGGGATATCGAAACTCTCGCCGAGATGGTCGCCGACGCGCATGAGGCCAAGAGCGAGGCCGACGAGCAGGCGCTGCGCGATACGGCCGACACGTGGGTGCATTGCGTCCGCGACTGCTGGCTCGGAACCGAGCGGCACAACCGCGGCTCCGTGATCAAGGTGCCGAAGGAACTTTACGCCAGTTGGAAGGCTACGGGCGCAGCCCGCCTTGCCGATACCGACGAGATTGAGGCCGTCAAGGGTTCCGACTGATGGCCGACCACCGCGTCCTGTTCGAGCATGATCCCGAGATCGGCCGTACCGTGTGGCTGGTCTTCGATGATCGGGGCAACCTCAAGGGTGCCCACGTCGAGCAGGAAGTCGACGACATTGTCGACATGAACCGCCAGGCGGCTGTGGCCTCAATGGGCCAGAGCTTCGGCGATTACAACCGCGTGGCGTCCGTGCCGCTGACCTTCTTCGAACAGAAGGGGCTGGGTGACGCCGTCGATGCGGGCGACCGCCGCTACCTGTCCAAGGTGCTGAACGACAGCGACTTCAGCGGGTTCCGAACCAGCAGGGGTAAGGTCTGATGGCAATCGGAACCTATGCCCTCCTCCAGAATGCCATCGCGGACCATCTCGCGCGTGAAGACCTGGCGGAGTTCATCCCCGATTTTATCCAGCTCGCCGAGAACTGGCTGAACTACGGGTCGGCCGATACGGCACCGTTGCGCGTGCGCGAGATGGAAACCACGGCCACGCTGACGCCCACGGATGGCGACTGCACCGTTCCCGACGACTTCCTGCAAACCATCAGCGCCCGCGAGGACGGCTACGGCATCCTGTCCTATGTTACGCCGCAGGCATTCGACGCGCTCTACCCTGTCCGCTTCGGCGGCAACGGCATGCACTACACCATCGTGGGCGACACGCTGAAGACCGCGCCTGACGTGTCGAACGACATCATTCTGACCTATTACCAAGCGCTGCCGGAGTTGTCCGTCGAGGGCAACACCACGAACTGGTTGTTGCAGAAGTCTCCCGGCATCTATCTCCGCGCCTCGCTGGCGCAGGCAGCAGAGTTCATCAAGAACGACGCCGAGGCGGCCAAACAGGCGTCCATGGCGCAGGCATTGATGGCCGGGCTGAACCGTTCCGACATGGTGGGGCGCTACGCCCGCGCCGGCCTCACGATAGCGGGTTGCACGCCTTGATCCCGTTCGGAAACTTTGAGCCCGATCGGCTGATTTATGCCAACGGCGTGACGACCAACGCGGTTAATTGCATCCCCGTGGCGGACGGCTGGGGCCCGTTGCCACAGACCATCCCCTTTTCCGATGCATTGCCTGCAGCCTGCACGGGCGCGTTCTACATCAGGACCACGACGGGCGGATATCGTATCTTCGCCGGCACGGCCACGGCGTTGTATGAATTCGACGCATCCGACTTCGGGTGGGATGACGTATCGAGGACAGGCGACCCCTATGCGGTTCCCGATGGCGACCAGTGGTGGTTCGTGGTCTTCGGGACGAACCTGCTTGCCGGCAATCTCGGCACGGAGATGCAGGTCATCGACATCGACATCGGCACCGAGTTCGCGGACCAGACCGGCTCCCCGCCGAAGTCGCGCTATGCGTGGCTCGCGGGTTCGCAGTTGGTGATAGCGCACCTTGATGACGCGCCCAACCGCGTCATGACATCCGGCATCGGGGATGCAACCTTCTGGACGCCGGGGCGCCGGGGCTGCGATTTTCAGGACTTCCCGGACGGCGAGGAGATTGTCGGCGGCGTAGGGGCGCAGGGCGGCGCGGTCATCTTCCAGCGCACCAAGATACGTTCCATGACCATGCTGCCGGGCGATGTGGCGTTCCGTACCGACGTGCTCAATTCAGATCGCGGGGTCGCGGCGCCGCTCTCGATCGCACAGACCGGGCCTGGGCAGTTCGTCTATCTCTCGCATGACGGGTTTTTCGCCAACGTCGAAGGGCGCGCGATCGGCCTCGAACGGGTGGACCGCTGGTATCGCGGCATGATTGACCAGGAGGCCGTCGGCCAGGTCAAGGCCATGGTCGACCCGTTGAACAAGATCGTCTGGTGGCAATCGCCGATGCCGGGGGACGAAAAGTTCCTGCTCGGCTATTGTTGGCCGCTGGACCGTTGGTGCTACGGCACGGCCGTCTTTACGAACATGGCGTCGCTGGTGACGGCGGGCGTCACGATTGACGGCGTCGATGCGTTCTACGACTCGATAGACGAAATTCCGATCCCCTTCGATAGCGTGCTCTGGACCGGCGGCATTCGCTCGCTCGCCGTGTTCGATGACGAATACCGCATGTGTTTCTTTGCCGGTGGGGCGATGGCCGCGACGTTGGAAACAGCCGACATGCAACTCGTGTCTGGGCGGCGGTCCTTCGTGAGTGGTGCGCGTCTGGTGGGGGATGTGCCTGCTACGTACAATCTCCGCGCCATCACGTCGGATTGGCACGGAGGCGCGCGGACGGACGGCGCGACGAATCAGCCGAACTCCTACACCGGGATAGTGCCATTTCGCAGCGAGTCCTTGTTCCATGCCTTCCGTGCGGAAATCGGAGAGGGCGAGGTCTGGCAGCATGTGTCGGGCGTTGATTTCCCTGAAGGCGGCGTCAAAGCGGGCGGCCAGCGGTGAGCGTCTTCTACGCTGTCGGGGGTACGGTTGAAGAGCCTATATCGCTTCGCCCGACAGGCACGAGCGTGACGGACCTCGTCGAGTTTGACGAAAAGCAGGAAGTCTTGATCATCGGCCTGATCGTTGCCAACCAAGACGCCAGCGCCCGCCTTGCGAGCATCTGGTACACCGTGGCCTCGACGGATTACCTGATCTACACCGGCTCCGTCGCGACGACCAGCAGCGTGCATGACATCCTCCCGGCCCCTATCCGGCTTCGTGGCAAGGACGGCGTGCGCAAGATCAGGGTGCAGGCGGCGGCGGCCGACGTGGTGACCTTCACTGTCATCTACGCCGCGACGAATGCCGCGTTCAAGGTCTAGTGATGAATGGCCCAGAAACAGGCAACACTCAGCGCCTATGAGCCATCGCTGCGGGAACGCATCGGGTGGTCGCTGTCTGACTTTCTCGCGCCGGACAACCGGACGCTTTGGCATTACCTCAATACGCGCGTGCAAGGCGCTGCGGATTTCGCACCGGGGCTTGGGGAACTGCTCGGGGTTGATGACACGGCGAGGGCAGCGAAGGCTGGGAAGTATGGCGAGGCCGCAATGAACGCGGGCCTCATGGCGGTGGGCGCCGTGCCTGTTGTGGGCGATGCTGCGGGGCAGGCGGTCAAGAAGGGCATCCGCGCTTTTCACGGTTCGCCGCATTCGTTCGACAAGTTCAGCATGGGCAAGATCGGCACGGGCGAGGGTGCGCAGGCTTACGGGCATGGGCTGTATTTCGCCGAGAACGAGGGCGTGGCGAAGTCGTACCGTGACGACCTGACGGCCATGCGCGTTGCTTCCGCGCAACGTCTTCTCGAACGGACAGGCGGAGACGTTGACTCCGCACTGCAAGCCGCCCGCGCCGAAATTGAACGGTTAAACGCCCTGCCAAATGCGGGCGGGGATGCCGCTAAACGCGATAGGTTTATTGCACTGCAAGAGGAAAAAATTGCCGAACTTACGGCGCTGAAAAACAGCGGTAGCATGAGTTCCGGCTCCATGTACGAGGTCAACATCGCCGCCGACCCAAAAGATATGCTGCCGTGGGACGAGAAATTGACGCCGGAGATGCTCGAAAAAATCCGGCCAATGGTCCCACCGGAAAAACAAAGGGATTTCGACTGGCAGGCGCGTGTCGGCATGAGCGGGAAGGATGCCTATCAGGAGTTCCTAGGGGCATATCTCAATGCCAAAAGGCCGAAGGTCTCTGAAGATTTGGCAAAAGTCGGCATCCCTGGCATCAAGTACCTCGACGCTGGCTCGCGCGGCAACGTCGACACAAACGACATACGCGGTTCGTTGAGCATGTGGGAAACCGCGCTGCGCAAATCACCAAATGACGCCTACGCGCAGCAGCAAGTGAACGATCTTCGACAGAAGTTAAAGCAGGCGGAAGCCGGCGGCTCCCGCAACTATGTCGTGTTCGATGACCGCCTGATCGAGATCGTCAAGAAATACGGCATCGCCGCTGCCCTTGGCGCTGGCCTCATCTCCGAAGAGATGGCCCGCCAAATGCAAGAGCAGGGCATCGAAGGTACGTGATCACCCTCGTCTCGGTCGACAAGATCGACCACGTCTGGCCTCACGTTCGGGAAGCGCTTGAAGCAGCCTGCCGGCGCACCGGGGGCGACCTCACGACGGCAACTCTATGGGCGGGATGCCGCAGGAGCGACAATTACCTGATCGTTGCCCATGACGGCGAGCGCATACAGGCCGCGTCGGTGTGGAAGCCTGAAAACTGGTCGAGCGGCCGGAAGTTGAGATGCCTCGCAGTGGCGGGCGTCGGCATGAAGGACTGGCTGCAACCCATGCGCGAAGAAGCGGCGAAACTGGCGAAACTCCTTGGCGCAACCGCCTTCGTGGCGGACGGGCGCACTGGATGGCAAAGGACATTTCCGAGGGCGAGAGTCGTTCGGGTGGTCCTAGAGGAAGAGCTATGAGCGGCGGAAGCGACACCCAGGAAACCACCACCACGGCGGAGCCCTACAAGGCGGCAAAGCCATTGCTGAATACGGCAATGGGCGACGCCATGAAGGCGTACAACAACGGCAACCTCATGCCGTCCAGCAAGATGAAGACGGCCATCCGCTACTCTCCCTCGACGCGCGAGGGCATGGGGAACATACAGAGGAATGCTCGAGGTGCCATGGCGACGAATGCCATGGGCGGCAATCTGAGCCAGATGGGCGACATCTGGGGGAACGGCGGCTACAACAGCCAGCAGCAAACGGCACTGGACGCGCTGAACCCCATTGCTCGTGGCGATTATCTCAATCGGCCCGACGCGAACTTTGAGGCGGTCCTGTCCCGCACCAAGGAGAATGCCGGCACCGATGTCAATTCGATGATGTCGGGCATGGGGCGCTTTGCCGGTGGCGCACATCAGGGCATCTTTGCCGACACGCTCGGCGGCATCGAGTCCGAGGCGCGGCTTGGCCAATACAACCTTGAACGCGATCGGCAGGCCGGCGCCATCGGCGACCTGTTCAACATGGGCCAGCAGGGGCAGTCCAACCTCTCGAATTCCGGCAGCATTTACCAGAGCCTTCTCGCCGGCCAGGATGCGCCGGCAAATGCCTTGATGGGCATCGGCGCCATGCAGGAAGATTACAAGGGCCGCGTCAAGAATGACGCTCTCCGCAAGGCTGACAGTAAGCTCACCAACCTTCAGGCGCTGTTGGGCGTAGCGGGCGGGGCGGGCGGCTACGGGCGGACGACGGCGCAGATGCCGGCGCAGAACAATGGGTGGTCCAACGCGCTCGGCATGGGCGCGGGTGGGCTTGGTCTCCTCGGGATGCTTGGAGGCTTCTGATGATGGACCTTCTGCGACTGCTCACAGGTCAGCAGCAGGGCGGCCTATCCGGCATGCTCGGCGGCACAGCACAGCCGCCCGGCTCGTCGGCACAGCAGCCCGGCATGTTCCAGAGGCTTTTGTCTCCCGATATGGCCGCTCCGCTCCTTGGCATGGCCGGCGGGCTTATGGGCAATCAGGGCAACATGCAGAATGTTGGCCAAGGCTTTGCAAATATGGCTCCGCTTCTGGTTTTGCAGCAGAACAAGCGGGAAGCGCAGGCGCAGACCAGCAAGACGCTGGAATATCTGCGGACACAGGCTCCCGACATTGCTGCCGCCGTCGAGTCCGGCGCGATGCCTGCCGGCGATGGCTGGAAAGCGTACCTCGACCGCAAGAACCAGAAGCCGGACAATCCGTACATGAGCGCGGGCGGGGACATCTACAATAAGGACACCGGGGAGTGGATCGATAACCCTTCACCGCAATATGGCAGCATGCCGACTTCCATTCAGGAGTATGAGCGCGCACAGCAAGACCCGAATTATGCCGATTGGATCAAGAACAACAAGGGGCGCGACAACTCGCTGACCACCGTCGACAAGAAGGCGATTTTCGAGGCAGAGGACGTGCTGCCGGCGGTCGATGGAACGCTCTCCGCTCTCTCCCGCGCCAAGGAACTGAACGACAAGACGTATACGGGCATGACGGCCGGCGTTCGTGGCTGGGCCGGTGCGAACGTGCCCGGCGCCGGGATGCTTCTCGACGAGGAGAAATCCCGCGCCACGCTCGAATTCAACAACCTGATGACCTACGAGTCCATCAAGACGATGGCCGACACGCTCAAGGGTGCGACGACCGACTTCGAGTTGAACAAGTTCGTCGAGATACTGGCCGACCCCGCCACCCCGCCTGACATTCGCGGGCGCACGATCGATCGCATGATGCAGCTTGCCCAGCGCAAGAAGCAGATCGCCGAAGATCGCGTCAACAAACTCCGGGGCGGCGATTACTACGATGCCCCCGGTTCGGCTCCGGCGGCGCCCGGCCCGCAGCAGAGGCTTCGTTTCAACCCGCAGACGGGTGACTTCGAATGATCGAGGTCGAACTTCCCGACGGTTCGATTGCCGAGTTCCCTGACGGCACGCCGCCGGATGTGATGAAGCAGGCACTGCAGAAGCGTTTCGGCGCTCCGCAGCAGACGGCCACCACGCCCAAGACGGACAGGCTGCCGGAGGATCGCGGTTTCTTCCGCAAGGTCGATGACGCGGTGCGTGGCGTGGCGGACATGGCGACATTCGGGCTTGCCGACGAGTTTTCCGCTGGCATGGGGTCGCTGACGGGCATCGGTGGGCAGGCGGGCCAATACGACCAGAACCTTGCCGCACAGCGCCAGCGCGACGAACAGGGCGGCATGGCGCGTCTCGGCGGGCAAGTGGCGGGAGCCTTCATGCTTCCCGGCATGGCGGCCAGAAGCGTTCCGCAGGCGATCGGGCAGGGTGCTGTCTCGGGAG